GTTGTTGATGAGCACGCCTTGGTGTGACATAAACCACAAATCTTCTCTCTTTTTATGTTTGCTGTCAAATGTATATTTAAGACCCAGTTCACGAAAGTTGCTTGCAAAGTTGTCTAATAAGTATTCATATTGTGGTTCTAATGCTATTAGAAGGTCATCACCGTTTGCAAAATATTTAATGATTTTGTTCTGATTGTTGAAGTCGATGTTGTTCATTTCAAGTGCATATTGGACTGCGATCACTACCATTAGAGTATTGTCCACAACTGTTGAAGGTTGCCCACTATTATTTCCTCGATTTTTCTTTATGACTGACCCATCCGGTGTTGCTATAGGTGTGTAAACTATTTCAGTATATAGATTTCTCAAGCACTCTTTTCCAATTTCCCAATCTTCCATGTAACTTAAACGTAAGTTCAAAACTGCATTTATTAAATATGGTGTTAATGAACTATCAAATTGAGATCAATCTGCATCACAGTAAATCCATCCATCTGGTAATTTCCTAAGAAACTTATCCCATTGTCCGTAAAATTTTGTTATGCCTACTGTCCAAGGGCCTTCTAAATTTTTATCGTATATTTGATTATTAAAATCATCCACACAACCTTTACCAGCCAACAATGTGTCCAATGGTGCCGCTGTGAATACTCTAGTTTTATTTAATTTAACTTTTTCCTTTGGTCTTAGCTCAGCTTTCAATGTTCCATTCCAAACTCCAAGCTTTCCAGTGTATAATCGTTCATAACTTTGTTTCAAAATTTCCTGTTTATCATCATCTGTATATTCCTTAAAGAATTCACTTTTCTTTCCGCCATATAATGCACCAGTTGCAGCTTTCATATTTAGTGAATTAAAAATTGGTTCCGCATCAGTTATAAATCCACATCTTTCGAATTTTATGCTATCGAGAATTTGTTTGACGTTTAATACTGCTTGTTCGAATTTTTCAATGTTAACAACACCAGTTTCAGTTGGTTCGTCATACTTTGAGAAATCCTTCACAAATGCTTCCTTATTTAATTTGCTTGGTAAGTAATGTTCAAGGTATGGTTCGAAAAACACCCGAGCTTGATGTTCAACTTCCAGATATAATGAAAACGTTGCTGCTTTGCCTTTTACCACATGTTTTGTGATTAAGTTTCCTGGACACTTGCCAACGAGTGTTAAATTTTTGCCAATGTGTTTCGTGAGCCATGTGTCATCCACACTTTGGTGTGTTACTTCATTAAACACATCCATTACTTGTTTTGTCACGTTAAATAAACCTTTAGGTGCACACTCAGCTATGTACATTGAACCCCAGTTCACATTCTCAGGATTGTAGCTCCATCGTTTATTCCATTCCAATTCATGTCCACTTTGAAGATATTTTGGTATAAAATCATCTGAAAAGGCTGTCAAATAATTTTCGTTTATGTTGTTCGCCCCAAGACTGTGGATTCCAACAATTGCCAAATCGGATATTGAAACCATTGGTAAACCACACAAACCGTGCTTTGTAGTTATCCAATGCTTCCAAAATGTTGTGTTTGCTTTATTGTATGTTGAACTGCTATCTGACACCATAACTCTAGGATTGCTTCCTTGGTCCAATGTTCCAACCATAACAATTTTCTCTCCGTTGACCGGTGATCTGATTAATACCTTACTAGAGCTTGGTGGCATATCTTTTGGCATTTTCATTATAATTATGTCTGATCCAATGACTTCAAATATTCCAATTTTCTGTAGTGATTGAATAGTAAACTTTCCATGTTTCGTGTGTACTATCAATTTTCCTCCATGTTGGGGTATAAGATGTGCGTTTGTGACGATATATGGTCCATAACAAAACCCATGTATTTTCCTTGAGCGATCATCTCCATATTGATAATCTAGATAACATATGATATTTGAGATGCCTGTATAATCACGTAACCCTTGCATC